CTGCTCCGTCCGCCCCCACAAACACCTTGTTGGCCAGGACATCCCCGGCCGCCGCGGTCACCCCGGAGACATCGGCGTACTCCGCCGGAATGGCCTCCACTGTGACTTGGGACAGGGCGTCGTAGCCTTCGTCGGCGGTGATATCCTGCTTGGCCTTGGTGGGCGTGACAGTCTTGGCCTGCAGCTTAGATGCCTCCCCGGAATAGGTGCCAGCCACGCCCAGGATGGTAACACCACTCTTGATATTGCCCGCCACCAGCTTCTCTTTTTCCGTGTTGGCAATACCTACAGTTCCCTGGCCATTGTGGTAGCCGGCGGGGACATTATAAGGCGTGGCCGCGTCGGTAATGGCCCCGGAGACGGCCCCATTGTTCTTAATACCCTCCACGGCGGTGACACAGTCCTCCAGGTCGGCGGCGGACTGGGCCAGGCCCAGGGCCACCAACGCCGCCCGCAGGGTGTTGCGCAGCCCCTGCAGTCTGGTAATTTCGGTCTGGATACTCATACTCTTTGCCCCTTTCACAGTGAGGCCAGCAGGGCCTCAATATTGCCGATCTCCACATACACCGCGGCCGAGGTGACTGGCTTGGTGTTGTCCTCCTCCACGACATTGGCGGTATCTACCATCAGCACGTTCTCTTCTACCTTCAGGCCAGCCCCAATCTGGTAGGGGATGCCTCCTCCGCCAGCAGTGCCGCCCAGCTGCCCCTTGAGGGCTCCGCGTGTCCCCAAACTTCCATGTAGCTCAGTCACGGGTCACATCCCCTTCCAATACGAACCGGGCGGGCGGGATGATGGTGGCCACCATCCCATCCTTTGCTGTGAGCTGCACATCATAGGCATATTCGCCAGGAGTCAGATCGTTGGTGTCCTCATGATTCAGCAGCACGAAGGCCGCACCCTCCTGGAAGGAGGTCACTGTCTTTTGCAGCACCTCCGGTCCCATGGCCCAGGCCACGGTGAGGGTGACCGTGTCCCCCTCCTCAAAAGGCCGCTCCGTGCCGTCGGAGAGCTGGCAGGTCACCACCAGTTGCTCGGTGTCGCCTCGAATCATGCGGATGTCGCTTCCGTTGATGGTCACGCGGCCTCACCTCCCTTACATCGCTGCAACCTTGTCCAGTAACTCGTCAATCTCCTCACCGGAGTATTTCATGGTGTAGTATTCGGTTGGTTCTTCTGCTGCTTCTCTGGCTGATAATTTCCGCTCAAGTGCCGCTACACGTTCCTCCAGAGTCAGTTCCATTTTCTCACCTCACACAATTAGCCGACGGCCAAGCCGATCCAGCAATGCACGGCCGCTTTTATCCCGGATCGGGCCGGAAACCAGTTTTTTTCTCACTCCAAAATACAGGATTACACCGCCCGGCCCGCCATTTGAACCAGGAGACCCTTTCCCCGCCGATCCGCCGTCCTTCGTGATCCAGATACCGGCCGGTAATTCTGACGGGCCATAAGCCTCCGCAGATGCAAACAGTCCTCCGGCCCCACCGCCACCGCCACCGCCGTGCCCGCCATTTCCTCCAGCTCCAATTTTGTCCGGCGTTTTGGGTACATCAGGGGACGCCCCTGCTCCGCCAACCGCCGTCGGACTGTCGCTGCCGGGTTCTCCGTCTTTCCCATGGGCGGCTCCACCGCCTGCTCCACCACCATAGATGCGTACATTTTCAGATGTATAATCGTCAAACTTCCATCCATACGGAGGCCCACCCGGGCCGCCAGTGTTCGGGGGCACATCCTCGCCGTTCTCTCCATAATCCCCTCCGCGGCTGGATGCCTGTCCGCCACGGCCACCCGCAGCACCGTCAACACCTTCAGTTCCCGGCTTTGCAAGTTCTTCTTCCGTTACCGGGTCCACGTATCCGATCTCAGACGAGGCCCCCTGTGCAGACGATAAATCCCCGAACGTGGTCTCACCACCAGCAGCACCCACGGCCCCATTCGTCGCTCCTCCAACGCCTGGGGTGCCGCACTCATAATGGATGACCTGACCAGGGACAACATCAATCGTCGCCCGGTAGACCTTTCCGCCAGCGCCTGGAGCCCCCTTTTGTCCTCCTTCTCCGCCATCGGCCTGTGTGTCTGACCACGATCCACCAGCATCCTGTTCCTTTGTTGTTACGATTAGCTGGGTTCCTCCGCCTGGTTCACCGTCAAACCCGGCCTGCGCACCGGTCCCAGCCTGGATGCATACCACTGTAAGGGTGTATACTCCCTCTGGCACGGTATAATCGCCGCTCCCGGTCAGCACCACCCGCTCGTCCAGGACTTCCTCTGTCTCGAACTTGGGTGGAACATACCCGATGACAGCCTGCTCAGATGCTACCAGCCGGCCTCCCATTGTAATGGCGGTATCCTTGATACACCCTTTGGATTCTCCCCCATAAGGGTGCTCAAAGGCCACCACATCACCCGGCCGCTCACCGTCGTATACCACCTCATGGTCCAGCGCCTCGATGTACTGATAGTATCCAGCCAGCCGCTGGGCCACGGCCGCCGAGTTGGTCAGTGAGACCAGGGTGGCCTCCTTGACCTCGACCACGTTAGACACCTCGTCTTCGGACACCGGCACCCGCACATCGCGGGTCATATGGACATACTTTTTCCCAGTTAGAGTGCCGGTCCCGGCGGAGAGCACGGCATAGTTGGCGCCGCTGGACTGGACGGAAAAACCGGATGCTTCCAAGCCGTAGGCCGGCTCCTCGAACTGGATGATGTCGCCCTCCTCAGCCACCCCCTCGAACAGCGTCACTTCTTCGGTCCCTTTGATATATTGGTGCTCCAGCACTGACACCTCGGTGACCTTGCTCTCATAGGTGACCTTATCGCCCCAAAAGATTCGATCCGGCGGGATGGAGCTGGAGACACCATCCCACAGGGATTCGATGCGCAGCACCCCGTTCTGGTCAGTCTTTGCATGGGCTCCGATGGCAAAAAGCACCTGCGCCAGATTGGCCCGCCGGGTAGCGACAGGCAGCCATCCATATAGCTTAATACCTGCGAATTTGCTCTGAATGATGTAGGGGATGGTGCAGATCTCCGCCACCAGCTCGTCCACCGTCTGGCCGGTGTAGATGCCACCCAGGTGATTGGACTGCTCCAGGAGAGCGACCGCATTGTTGGCGCTGATCTCATAGGTGTATTTCCCGGTACGCTGGATGCTCTCGATGTAATAGGTGCCCCGCAGCTTGTCCCGGTAGTAATACAGCAGTTTCTCATTCCGCCGGAAAGCGGTCAGGGCCGCGCCCGTCTCCTCGTCTCTGATATATAGTCCCACGTTGATGGTGCCGATTTCCAGGGCGTCGGACAACAGAGCCACAGCGTCATAAACTTCTCCGTCCTGGATCTCGTCATCCGTAAAGGTCAAGTCTCCATAAACCAGTTTATTAACCGTGGCGCTCATGCCGGCCTCCTTTGGGGCTTCTGTGCGTAGAATTGGACGGACAGGTTCCCCCATCTTCTGGTTTTCCCATTATCTGCCGTCATGCTGTCGCTCGTATCCTCGATGTACGCCCGGAAGCTCAATGTACCCGCTCCATAGGGAAGCACAACCTCGTGGGACTCCACTGGCGCGGTCAAGATTTCAAAAAGGGCATCATATTCCGTCTCAGACAATGCGTTGCTCCCGACGGTCATCTCATAGTCGTAATAGGTCCCGATGATGTCCCGGAAGTGGGCGCCGCTTTTCACGTCTCCCGACAGTTTGCTTTCACTGACTCTGCCCTTGCGGGCCAGTTCCGTGACAATGACATTGAACTCCTGTCCATCGATTGAGAATTTCATCGTCTGGTTCCCTCCACCAGCGGCGTGCCTGCCCGAGCATCCTCCCGTTTCAGTTCATAAGCCAGGTAGCGGGTTAGTCCAGGCGCCGGACGTATGGTCAGGGTTCCGCTCAATCCGCCTCCGCTCTCTTCCCTCACAATTTGCCGGATAAGGTTTTCCGGGGCCTCCAGGTTGCGGCCCTTCTTCTGGTCGCCCAGTACCGCCAGGAACTCCCCATTCGGCGGGATCACTGCACCGGTAGCCAGCGCGGGTATGCTGGCGCTGCGGCCGGAGACTCCGCCGTATGTGCTTGGACTCAAGCTCTGCTGGGTGGCGGCGTTCATTTGGTTTACCCGCTTCTCCGCAGAATTGATCGCCATCATCATGGCGGCAATTCCGGCGGTGATCGCAACTACGGCCACACCCAACGATAACGCTGACTGGAACGCACCCACCGCCAGCGCCGCAGCAAACGCCGCAGCAGTAACTGCACCCAGGATAGTGACCACTTTCTCCGCGTCGCTCATGGAATCCCACACGCCCGCCGCCTGCATCAGTAGGGAAAACAGCAGGCCAAAGGCCACGAACGCAAGCCCGGTGCTGGCCTTTGCCATGAGCATCGCCTTGTCCATTGTCATGAGAGATGTGGCCAGGCCGGTAATCATATCAATGGCCTTAATCGCACCAAGTGCAGCAATGCCACCGACAATCATCGTAAAAACATCATCTATGTTCCCCATACCCGCCACCCAGTTCACCACATTAGTGGCCAGTTCCGTGAGGTCTGTTATGACTGGGGCGAGAGCCGTACCCAGCTCGGCCGTAGCAGTCTGTAGCTCCAGTGTCGCGTCCCGGCCTTCTACCAGCTCCGGGTTGGCCTTGGCCCACGCATCATACACGCCCTTTAGCGGCCCCTGCGTCAAAACATTCAGCGCGAGTTCCTGCTTTTCAGCCTCCGTGGTACACATGGCAAGGTTGTTCGTGAAGTTCTCTGCGCCATAGCCAATACGGTCAAGCACTTCTGCAAACTGCCCGGTCGCCTCTCCGGTCGCCAACGTCTCCTGTAAGCTGTCCGCAAGGGATTCGATTTTCACAGTATCCGGGAAGGTGATAGCCGCGTTTGCCAGCCCCTCCACCGCCTCTTGAAGCCGGTTCTCCGGCACACCAGCGGCCAGGAGGTTTGATACTGCCTCAATGCTGCTGTCCGTTTCGCCGCTCACGGTATTCAGCTTCTGCATAGCCTCCCGGGTGGTGCCCAGGCCGACACCTGCCGCGCGTGCGTTCTGATCCAGCATGGACAGGTCACCCCGCAGCTCGTCCGTGGACTCCATCAAATCCATCATCCCGCCGGCCAGGTCTACCAGCATATCAGCCCCAAATCCGAGGCTGATTGCGTTGCTTACGTCATCTACGGAGTCCTTGAGGTCTTTCAGATCATCTTCAATGCCGCGGGCGGCACGACCGGCATCCCGTTCTGCGTCCCGGAAGCTGCTGCCGATGTCCTCTACCTCCGAGCCTGCGCTGCGCGCGGCCCGCTCGACTTTTCGGGTGCCTCCCTGGATGCCGGAGGCGGCGCGGTCTGCATCCCGTTCCGCCGTCCGAAAACCGCTGCCGATGCTTTCTGTCGCATCCCCAGCGCCACGGGCCGCCCGCTCGACCTTCTTCATGTCACGCTGGATGCCAGTGGCGTCAATTTCAGTATTGATAACGATGGAACCATCGAAGTCAGGCACGCGCTCACCCCCTCATTCTCTGTTCAAATTCTGTCCGCGCCCGATCCCGCTCAGGGTCCGCCTCCCGCAGTTCCAGCAGCTCCGCCATGTCCAGCCAGAGCCGCTTTTCCTCTTTGGTCAGCAGTCCCTTCTCGCGGCGGCTTCGCAAGCTGATCATACGCTGGAAGGTCGTATCCTCGTGGAGATCCAGAAACAGCATACGGAACTTCCACCAGTGCATCTTTACCGTCTGAAGGTCTATCCCGTGGGTCTGCAAGATTGCCGAATAGATGTATGCCCCGTCCTGGTCAAAGCTGTAAAGCCGCCTGCCGCCGGTCTCCCTGGGCTGTTCCCCGCCATCCAGGAAGCGAACTCCCTCCCGGACCGCCTGGGTAAAATCCGACGGCTGCTCCTGATAGAGCAGGCGGCAAAGCACCACTTGCCGCTCAAATCTAGTCAACTGAGGATCTTCATAGGCGCTCATGATACGCAGCCCAACCCGGAAATCCGTATTCAGCGGATAGCGTACCCCGTCAATGCGAACCGACTCGGGGAAACGGGTCAGCATGGGGTTCATTCCATCACGTCCTCCGCCGGCTCCTTCAGATAGCGGTCAAGCTCCCCCTGACGCGCTTTCCGAATATAGGGCGTCACGCCGCGAAAGAAACGGGCCGCCATTGCCACGCTGTCCCGGCTGCCAAATACGGTCTGCGCCGTCCCAGGCCCAAAGGTGCGGTCAATTCCTTCTCTCAGAAAAGCGAACGCCTCCCGGGTAAGCGCCAGCTCCGCCCGCGATTTCTCCAACTTGCTTCCGTCTCCCTCCGCAATGGCGGCGGAGCGGGCTTTGATGTCGTTTTGGCGCTCCTCGAACTCCGCCGCAAGGGCGTAGAAGTTTTCCGCAAAGGACACATCTGTGGGATAGAACTCAATGACTCGACTCTCGTCGTTGTCGATACACAGACGCACCGCCTTCCCGGCGATGTTCAGGCTGTCCATATGTTATCCCTCCAACGCAGACGATCCAGGGGTAAAGGTGAGCTTGCCGGCCGTGATGGCCGCAGCGCCATAGGTGCGCTCCCCAATCCAGTGGATGTTGTATGGAAGCTGTAGCCCCTTGGTGCTGCCGCCGTAGGACTGGACGGCTACAATAGCCTTTTGTGTCCATGCGTCGTATTTCCCCTCGCTTTCGGCGAAGATGTTTACGCAGCAGAAGGTCTTTTCCACGTCGGTGAGGGTTTTCTTGTCCCGTACCACGCTGTAAAGCCAGGCAAAGAGCTTGCTTTCCCGCTTGGCGTAGTAGGGTTCCACGCTGGTCTGCTCCTCGTACTTGTCCAATGTGGTGGCGGTAACGCCGGTCACATCAGTTACCGTTTCCACGTTGGGATTCAGCTCCAGCGACAGCTCTTCAATGCGATCACCCTGGAGCTCCCACTCAGGGGATTCCGCCTCTCCCACATCTGCAAACAGCTTGAACTCTGCGCGTTTGACCGCTCCGGTTCCGGTAATAGTAGGGTCAGCCATTTGGTACAACCTCCTTCTTGATAGTCAATTCGATTTGTACTTGATACAGCCCCGCCCCGTTCTGAGAAACATCGTAGAGCGTGGCATACTGAACCGCGATCCCTTCCACGGAATAACGTCCGGGCAATTCTGGATAGTTCCCTTGATCTTCCTGATCCTCCAGCCAGCTCGCCAGGGACTCCAGAAAGTCGTAGTTTTCAGCCCGATCCGCCTCGTCCCCTGCGCACTCCAGGGCAAAGAAGTGGTATCGGCTGGTATAGTAACGATTACCAACCACATCCTGGGTGTCCGTTCCACCGCCCGCAGGGGCCAGGGAGTAAGAGGGCGGTGCCGCCCTGGTCAGGTCGGTCAGAATTTCCCCCAGCGGACGGAGCTCCATCCCCTCGTAGCCCTCCAAAAAGTCTTGAAGTGCCTGCAAAATACTCACAGCACCCTGCCTCCCCTATAAGCTCGATTTGCCTCCGCCACAATGTCGGCGGTATGTACCCGTTTCATGCGGTCAAACCATCTGGCCCCCCGCTTGGGGGCCCCATGGAATTGCAGCTTTTTCCCGGTATACTTTTTGGGGGCTTTCGGCGAGAAAAATCCCACCAACTGTCCACCCTCATGCAGCGGGACGTTCGGCCCCATAACCCTGCCTTCGTACAGATAATGCGCGTAGGGCGCCGTCCACTGTACCCGTCCAGAACCTACCACTGTTCCAGTGATTCCACTGTTACGCAGCACCCCGGACTGGAATGGCAGAAACGGCTCTGAAAAGCGGAGAACACTGGAATCTATAGCCCGCTGGGCTCTTTGCAGCCCTGCCTTCCTCTTCCGCTTGAAATGCGGATTCCAGTGGAAGCTATAGCTCATTCCATCACCGCCTCCACATGGGACAGCCTGCCGAAGTCCAGGCGGTCCGCCTCTGATACCCGGAGGCCGCCCAAGGCCACGATGTCCTTGGCCGTCCTCACTGCCCCGTACCCTTCGCCCTTTGCCGCGTAATCTCCGGCCTGAATGGCTGCGGTGATGGGCATATAAACCTTGACGCCATTCGACGCCGAGGCCCCGGTCTTGCGAAGCTGTTCACCCCGTCTGTCCTCCCACAAGCAGCCGGTGACCACTTCTGCGGTGTAGCTTTCGTCTGCGCCTCTGCGCCAGATTGTTACGGTATGCGGCCACACAGCGATTCGCCTCCCCGGTACAGCAGGCCGGT